TGTCCATGGCGTTAGAGGTAGAGCCCATCATGCACTTGCCGATGATCCTAGAACCCAAACGAAGACAGGTCTTTGTCACACGCCAGTTGGTCTCGATGTTGTTTGGTGGTGTCCATTTCGCACTCTCGTCATGAATGAGCAGCTTCAGTTTCTCTCCATCGTAAGAGTTGTCTGCAGTGTTCTTCCAGTCGATGGACGTGTCGAGGCCCTCGATGTCCTCCTCGTTCTTGTCCATGTTATTGCGTGTGATCTTAGACGCAGGAACACGGAATCCGAGCTCCGTCTTAGGCTTGTCCATACCGTCCTGGACCGGCTTGAAGAAGAACGGGTAATTTGTAGATATAGGGACGACCTTGTCCGTGAACATGATCTTGGCATCGGATCCGGTCTTGGACAGGATACCGAGCCTTGCATTCTTTGTGATGGTACCAATGTTCACTAGCTCGGATGAGCTCATAAATGAGAATCCAGAACGCCTGTTCTTGAGGTAGCACATGCCGAAGCACCTTGTGTCTGCCTTGCAGGCCTCCCAGTAAATGAAGAATATGCGGTTAGACTCACGGAACTCCGGCAGACCGATATCGATCTTTGTCCACTGGAGGTACATGTAGTGAGTACCGGTAATATATGTCTTTTGCTTCTTGTTGAGGAACCAGAATCCGTGCTCTCTTCTGTCAAACTCTGTCTCGATATAGTCTACCCACTTCCCCTTGAACTGGTTGTCGTACTTGTTCCAGTCGAATATTGTCTTTAGCTTGGAAAGCTCCTTTGGATATTCTTGTGGTACCCACTTGCCCCCGCGGTCCTCTACATGCTTTGGAAACGGCAGCGCTATCTTTAGTCCGTTGATCTCGTAGACCGGTCCGATTGTCCCGTCCTTGGATATGACGATCATGTCGTACTTGGGGTTATAGCCGTACTCCCAAGAGCCTGCCTTGTTGCCCTTGGTCAATACATCCTTTGGTATAGGATCCTTTAAAACCTCGTACAGCCTGCTCATTTAGAGAATCTTTCTGCAAATCCCTTCTTGGTCTCTACAGAGGCAGATACCTTGGCCTCCGGCGTTTCTAGCATGTTTCGCTCCTCCTGTATCCTCTTGAGGATATCGAATGCGTCCATGATGGCCAGCTTCTTGGTGGCAGCAGCGTTCTTCAGCTTGTCTGCAGACAGGTCAGTCTCTGAGTTATTATTCAGGATCGGCTCCTTTGCCACTGCAATCAGCTCGTGTATAGCCTTCTCTGCGGCCTCTATAATCTTTTCCTTGAATTCTTTCTCGGTCATAGTGCCACGCATATGTTCTTGCTAAACATCCGGTACAGCTTCTCTCCGTCCACCGTGAACGGGTACTCGCTCTCCGGCTGGAAACTGATCATGTCACCGTCCTTGAGCCCCTTAGAGTAAAGGTACTCGTTTCCGTACTTGAGGATCCCGACCAGCGGTGCCTCCATGTCAGTACTCTTGATAATAGTGGAGTTATCATTCTCCAATGGCTTTACCATGCAGTACGGGTGCGGCGCCTTCCAGACGTCTTCGTGCTTATACAAAAAGAACTGGTCGAAGTCGATGAAGAAGGTGCTGTCCCTAAAGTGAGAGGGGCCGTACTTCTCCTTTCCGCGTACATCGAAGTACTTTCTGAACACGTTATGGTGTACCATGAGTGTGTCACCGGGAACGATCTCCCCAGTGTAACCGATCGGAGTGGCGATGACCGTAGCAAATCGATTGGTTGCCGTGTGGTCCTCCTTTGATGAGCTCAGTATGAGCCCGTAATCTGTTGTGCTGTCGTAAAGCTTGTCGCCAACAGGCTCTACCACAAAGTAGAGCGGTGATTTCATTTTATTTAAAAGTCTATATCGTATTCGATTGAGATTGGCATGTTGCTGTTGAAGGTCTTCCAAAGCATCATACCAGAGGCATTCTTGATCCAAACGGCTACGGTACCGTCGTCCTTTAATAGCATGAGAGATATCTTGTACTCGCCACGCAGCACGTCCTGACCAAGCACGTAGTGCATGGCATCAGACTTGTAGTCCTGGCCTATAGATACCTTCCTTACGATCATAACGCAACCCAGCCCGTAGACTTGTACTGATACGTTCCTTCAGTTGCGTCTGTCTGGTAAACCAACTGACCGACAACTGGAGATACGATAGCGAGTCTCTGAGCTTGTGTAACTTTAGGAGCTCCCGCTCCGAATGTGTAGACAGCAACCGCATCAACGGTCGTGTTATTTGTCGCACCACCGGCGGGTGTGTTAGACATCAAAAGTTTCTCGGTACCAACTAAAGAGTTGTCTACCGTATAGTTATTAATATTGCCCATCTTTTATTTCTCCTGTGTTTAGGTCGATAACAACGTTACCGTACTTCTCTTGCAATTCTCCTTGCAGGCTTGTCAACTCCTCAGCGGTGTTCTCAATATCAAAGATAAGAGCAGGCTTACGGTTGTTCAAGCGAGACAAGTTTACCTCAATGTCAGCGATCTCTTCCTTTAGGTTCTTTACCTTTGAGCTCAAAGATCTAAGCGATTCTAATTCTTGTGTTTCTAATGATTTCATTTAAGTACAAATCTAAGGATAATAATTAACAATAACAAGGTACCGAAGCCAATTGCCAAAGATTTCCAGAAAGGATCGTTCTTGTACGATACTGTTGGTGGCAAGCTGAAAGGGATCTTGGTGGTAACACGTATGGTATCTGACTTACACTTGGTGTAAACTTTAATTACATTGTCCCTTCGGATCACCTTGGTGTATACAAAGCTATCCTCCATAACAATCGTGTCGTAGCATGTGGTAAAGAAGCTATCTGTAAGCACACGCTCCTTTGTGACAAACTGGGTATCGTGTACTAGCACAGTGTCTCCACCCTTCAGCAGTGAGGGGTCTTTTTTGATAGCACGCTTCAAGTGCCAGTTAGCACTGCACGATGTGAGTAACAATATAGCAATAGCGTATTTTAACATTTCCATCTCTTGCGTGCCTGTCTGAGGCGTGAGTTCGGGTCTGCCGCTGCTTTTGGGAAGTCTGCCATCTGACCAGCGCTGCGAGCACAGAATGACTTACGCCTCTTTGCGTCTGCACTTCCTGCCTTTACCTTGCCCGTTACGGCTGTCTTTAGCTTTGAGCCTGGATTGGCCTTGCGATACGCAGCTACTCCCTTAGCAGTCATGCCCGCGCCCTTGCTCGTTGGCAAGTAGTTGGCACCCTTTCCGGTGGTCGTCTTTGCTATCGGCTTATCCTTCGGCATTGTTCCTGTTCGCAAACTTGTCGATACTTGTGAATCCAAGGCATGCGATCACCACAAACTCAACCGCGGCCACGAGGTCCTTGCTAGGAGCGATCTCTTGTGGGCTCAAGCTGTTGTGTGCCATGGTCGCAAAAAGCACCAAGGCCCCCACGATCCCAACGACACGCTTAGACGAGATCTCGCCCTTGTCTCCCTTGAACATCTCCATCATCTTTTTCATTGATGCAAATTTACTTAATAAATACGATACACATTAAAAAGGTCCGTGTGTATTGTATTTGCTGGGTTTACAGTTATCCACTGCACATTCACTTGTAGAGTATTGCTAATTGTAGTGCTAAATGTTGTATTGTTTTGACTAAAGAAGCCAACACTCTCTGGAGCATTACTAGCGTCCTTATTGAAGAAGAAGGTGCCTGAAGTTGCAATTGATGCCGTTCCCGCAGATCCAATGGCCCTAATTGTAAACGTAATGTACAGCTCCCAGTTTTTATTGGTTGTCGAAGGAAGCGTTATAGTCCCACTTGATGCTAACGTTACAGCCCCTGCCATTATAGTTATCGATATCTGCTCGTTATTGGCAGATGACATTTGGCCAGAGAAGAACGCATTGAAAGAGTCACCAACTTGAAATCCATTTGCTGGGATAGTTAGAGTTCCCACACCACCATCAATCAAGCTACCAGAGGTGGTTACGGGTACGCTCTGCTGTGTCTGTGAGTAAAGACCTCCAGCGTGTAGCAATGAGGTGTTAACGCTTACAGTCACATCTCCGGTCCCAGATGCGGGAGACACAGATATGTACGTTCCGGCGATGATCTTGTCGACCTTCGGCTTTCTCAGCATCTTGAGGATGTGGTCTATAGACTTTAGTACGTCCTGTAGATACTCGGAGTATTTGGTCGGTGGTCTGAACATGTTGGTTATTTCTTGGTCGACTTAGACCCGCTTCCGTTCCGGGCGCGATTGAGCGACTTGCTCTCTAGCACCATCTTCCCGCTCTTGGTGTGCGAAAGGTCTTTCGACATAGCCGCTCTCTTACCGTAGATCCCTCGCTCGCGTGCCTCAGCGTTAAGCTCAGAGCGATACGCCCGGCGTTTGGGGGAAGACTGATACTCTTTTTCTTTTGAATAATCTCGGCCAGTAACTTTGTTACTGCCCGGCCTAGTGTTTTTCCCTGTAATCTTTGCCATCTAAGTACTCTCCTATAATGTATGAAATTCCGATTGTAAAGGTAATGAATAATAGCCCGAACAAGAATCCCTCGAGCATCATTACTTCCTCTTTACATTGCTCACCCGTGAGCCCATGCCCACTCTTGACTTCTCGGCCTTCTTCGCTGCAAGCTTTGAAGGGCTCATCTCTGACCTTGTCACCGGAGTCTTGGAGGATACCCTCTTCGACGGGCGGCAGTACTCGTTAGAGCCACCGGCACCGCAGGCTTTCCCGCTCTTGGTATCTACCCACTTCTCGGATCCCCAACGCTTTAGGTCTGATCCGGCCTTTGTCTTTCTAACTACCCCGGCCCCTTTTCTGCACTTGGCAATTGCTTGAGAAGCCCTGGCAGATGGGAAGACAGAGTACTGTGCCTTTACCTTGGTGTAGCAAGCGTCTTTCATTATCCTTGTCTGTTATACGGTTTAAAGCTTTTGTGCTTGTTAGCGTGCTTGGTATGCCGGCGAAGCTTCCTGCGAGGCTTTGCTCTGAATGTGGATACGTTTGACTTTACCTTGGCCGCCATCAGCTCTTCTTTACAATGCCCTTAACGTAGTAAATGCATGCTAGTACACCGGAGATGCAACCGATCACTCCAACGACCATTGATATAATTGGCTGCCATGCCGTGGCGAAAGATGCTACGGCTGCAACCCCCGTAATTGTTGTGAGGGTATTAGCGGCTGAGTCAG